CCTAAGTAACGATCATCGAAGTTATCAAAGGCTGTAAGGGTCTGGTCTCTTGCAGTTTCTGCGGCGGTCTGTGCAGACTCTGCCGCTGTCTGAGCAGTCTCTGCATTGGTCTCTGCAGTCTCTGCATTAGCCTGAGCAGTCTCTGCCGCACTTTGAGCGTCCTCTGCAAGCCCCTGTGCTGTCTCTGCACCAGTCTGTGCATTGCTTGCGGCAGTGGCCGATGCAGACGCTTTAGCGGCATGGTGTAGGGCTGAGTAGTCTGTAGAGCCATCACCGCCTGCGTCAGTGCTTACTAAGCTGTCTTCGGCTTTCGTAGCCCATTCTTCGGCATAGCCTTGAGCGTCTTCAGCGGCGGCCTGAGCAGTCTCTGCGTTAGTCTCTGCAGTCTCTGCGTTAGTCTCTGCAGTCTCTGCCGCTGTCTGTGCAGAAGATGCCGCAGTAGCCGCATCGCTTGCAGTAGATTCAGAGTTGCTTGCGTTAGTCGCTGATGTCGATGCGTTGGATGCTGATGTAGCCGCATTCGCTTCTGATGTGGAGGCGTCGCTCGCTGATGATGCGGCGTCGGAAGCTGAAGAGGCGGCGGCAGTGGCTGAGGCTTCTGCCTCTTGTGTTAGTTCGGTAACTTGGTTGATTGTGATGTCGTTAGTAGCATCACCTGCTCCACCTGTGCCACGAAAGATTGCCATTAGTCTCTCCAGTGTATTGAATTAGGAACCCCCTCCGAAGAGGGGGCTAAGTAGCTTTAGGCAGGAAGGATAATTGCCAAAGCTGATTCAGGACGCAGTACTTGTGTACCGTACAGAGTATCTGCAGTAAACAAGTCACCTAAGTACTCTTGCTTGTACTGAGTCTGAGTGCGGACACCCATCTGCTCTGCAAATACCATTGCGTCACGGTGACCCAAAATACCTGCTTTCAGATCTACAGTAGCGGCATCGTTGTCACCTGCGGCTTCAACGACTGGGCAGTTTGTAGAAACGTAGATGTCAATGCCGTACAAAGCACCAACTTGACCGTTTACTACAGGCTGACCTGCTACGAAGTCTGCAGAGTTATAACGCTCAATACCACGAATAGTCTGCATAGCTGATGGTGGCACAACGAGGAAACGCTGATCCATAGGAACGTCGTTGTCGTCGAGTTGCTTGATAGCGGCACGGAATGCATCGTCGTTGAACACGTCAGCGTTAGCTACTGTGTCTACAGCGTATGCAGTCAAGCCAGTAGAATCATCCATGTAGAAAGAGTTAGAATGAATCCAGTCTGTGCCAGAACCGTTATCGTCGCCTAGCTTCTTACCCAGTGTAAACAGATCAGTATCAACCTGCTTTGCAAGAGCATAACCTGCGTCTGAAGTGTAGAACTGACGCATAGAAGCAAGAGCTTGTACATCAGTAATATCTTCGATCAGACGTGAGTACTCATAGTGTTGGTCGATTGAAACTTGCACTTCTGACTCAGTTGCCGCAATCAGTGTTACCTGAGTTTCAGCAGACTTAGAAGATGCATCGCCACGAGTAGGCTTAGGAATGTGAAGAGTATCACCTTTCTTGCCAGTCATGGGCATACGGTTTACAAGATTGGCAAGTACGAGAGACTTCTCATATGCCGCTACGATTTCATCACTCCAAATCTCTGGAATGAACTTTTCACCAGTTGTATTGGTGACATGGTTAGTACCAAGTGCCATGTTAATTTCTCCTTAACACTATTTGACACGACCCTCTTGGTATGCTTGCATAATCTCATCGCTGAGTGCTTGATACCGCTTAGGGTCTGTTTGCATAAGTTTAATAATATCAGCACGTCGATAAATTTTGCGACTAGGTGCTTCTGATGAACCCTTAGCGTTACCCGTAGAAGCAGACTTTAGCTGACGCTTGCGATCTGTTTCTTGCATTTCAGCAGTTTCCTTTACTAAACTTTGACGCTCTTTCCACAATGTGAGAAGCTCATCTGCGCTATCGTAATCAAACTTTTGATCCGCACGTTGGTATAACTCAGTACGCACTTTTGATTTAGCAACCCACTCACCGAACTTTTCATCCTGTATAATTTCTTTAAAATCTGGATGATTAGCTTGTAGTTTGTTGTAAATCTCTTGTTGCTTCATTGAGCGAGATAACTCTTCAGCTTCTTTCATCTTTGGATGATTAGCTAATTTATGCTCAATGTACTTGTCTGGGTCATCAAAAATGTCAAAATCTTCGACAGTTTCTTGTTGGCTATCTTTGGCTTCTAGTTGAGTCTTAACGAAGTCATCTACAATTTTACGGAGTTCGCCAACTTCTGAAGATTGTTTACCGAGTAGCTTTTCAGCTTCCTGATGCATCCGAACAATATCTTTGATATCTTTGCCCTGATACTTTTCAGGAATACTTTCTTCTTCTGCTTCTTGTATTTCTTCAGGCTCTGCAGGTTGTTCCTCTTCAGGAGTCTGCGCTTCCTGTTCCTCGTCTTCAAATGTTGCGAGTGTTTCCCCGTCTTGTAGTTCTTCGGGACTGTTTTCTAAAAAACGTGCCATATTGTTAAACTCCGTGCCGTAGCATTATGGAAATGATTTTATTTCTTAGCGGCTCTTTCGTGATCCTTAGCCCACGCATCATCGGCATCAGGCCATCCTGTACCTTTGAAATGTGTTTGGATCGGAGAGATTATCCGCTTTGCTGTTTCACCGCAGTCATTGCAAGTGACGAAGGGTTCGCTGTGTGTCCAGTGTTCTTCGACTAAGTTGCAGACGGTGCATTTATAATCAGATCGCTTAAGCATTGTCACGCTCCGTGATCAGATCATAATGACTTCGTATGCCTGTTTCAAATCGTCTTACCCGCATTAGTGCGGCACGTTCGCCTTTTACATACGCTAAATGTTTTTCATCCTTTATATCTTCTATTCTGTGATTATCAAGGATAGCTTCGATTTCTTGTACAAATTGCTTCCAACCATCTGTAGCAAAAGTATCAAAGTAAGTTTCGTAATACTTTTCGTCTTCAGGACTCAATGAGTTTCTCCTGTCAATTGATGCAAATATTATACCACAATTTTATTTATTTGTCAAGTCTTTTCTTGACTTTTTGTGGATCTTGTGGTAGTAGGTTTCTTATTCGCCGCTTCAAGTGCGGAGATTCGTTCGTCTAATTTCCGCAGAATGGCATTCACTTCTTTGAGAATGTTGTCCACTTCTTGCTTAGTTACCATTGCTTTCCCTCATTTGCTTTTCTACAATGTCTTCTTTACTTGCAATCTCACGTTCTTTGAGCACAAGTTCTGCCAGTTTAGCTCGACGCTCAAACTCTTTGTCTGTTTCGTTTTTACTGTCTACACCTTTGCCCATAGCAGAAATACGTTTAGTCTGAGCTTCTTCTGGAAGCAACTGCGTTTCAACCTCATTCTGACGCACACGAGACATAATCTCTTCATTCTGTGCTTGAATGTTTTGAATAGACATTTGCTTCTGTTGCATTTCCATTTCAAGTTGTTGTTGTTGCAACGCTTGCATCTGTGGGTCAGGCTGATTAGCTTGTTTTAGACGCTGAATAATTTCTTCACGATTGCTTAAATTCATGTTGTCAACAATAGATTCAATTAACATTGGATACATTGGAGACTCAGGTGACATTGTTTGCAATAGTTGTACAAGTTGTGTAACTTCGTATTCACGAGCAATAATACCCAGTGAGCTAGTTACAGTAAACTTAAAGTCACGAGCAGGGTAAAGATCTGGATCAAACTGCATGTAACGGTGTGCAACTTTACGCACCATTGGAATTAAGAATGATTCTTGAAAGTTTATCAGTGTGCGCTTGTGACGCTTAATGATTGCACCCAGTGACATTGAAATACCTGCCGCTGTTGAGTCACCATTGATAGATCCGGGAATACCTGCGGCGTCAATCGCACCTGTAGCCATCTGAACCATTTGCTGTAAATTAGCAGTTTGGTTGAATGTGTTAGGATCTAATTGACCAAAGTTAAACGGTTGCAGAATCTCTGCAGGGTTTCCGTTAGTCAAAATAGTTTTGCCCGGACGCACTTCCATTTTAGCACCACGAGGCAGGCGTGAAGCGTCCACAGCCATCATTGGATGTACAGTCAGTGCCATTGCATCAATGCGTGCCCGAAGTTCTGTGTCAAGGGCTTTTTGAGCGTTGTAGCCTTTTTCACAAACACCACGACCCCAGAAGCGACCCGGTACGATATCCCAAGGAAAAGCAACAACAGGACGATCTTGCATCATGTAAGGATTCATTTCTGCTTTGAGAAGCGTCCCGTTATTTGCAATAACAACCATTGCCTCAACATACTCTGGTCCTTCTTCTTTAATTTCGTCGTCTTCCATGTTGTAAGCGGCAGACTCAAACAAATCACGAGGTACAAGGCCATAGTACTTCGTTAGACGGACTTTATCTTCAAAGTGTACGGTAAGGTCTTGGTCAGGCTCTAAGTCGCTGTCAGGCGGTGCTGTGTTAACATCAACATCATTGTATACGCCTTGCTCTTGCAACTGACGTACTTGATGCAAGGGAACAAACTCATCAATCGCAACACCCAGTGCTTCGTCAATACTAGTAGCCACGGGATCAATTAAAAAGTTTTGAGGCATAACGGGGCGCAACGAAAATACAGTGCGTGTTGTTTCCATGACGCCAACTGCTTGCATTTCACCATCTAGGATTGGTTGCGTTGCAGGAGCAAACTCTTTTACTTCATTTGCAATAACCTCAGCAACACCTGTACCAAATACAGCAGAGTTAATTAAACACTCAGCAATTTGTTTACGCACTCCAACAGATTGGAAGTCTTCTGTTAGTTGCTCTCGTACAAATTGAATATCACCTTGGTTAGGATCAAGACCGTCATCTTTAATATCAAAAAACTTACCACGACCAAACGTAGCCTCTTCAACTTCTGCTACGCTAGACTCAACAGCCTGTTGCAATGCAGGAGAAATAATCCGTGATCGTTCTGACTGACGCATTGAATCTTCTTGCGACCATACCCCACGCCACAAACGATAGTATTCATCAAACTTTTCTTGGTAATTGGCTTCGTAGTGGTCTCGCCATGTTTGGCATTTACTTACAACCCAACCTTCTAAGGATTGTATCTGTGCAAAGTTATCTTCGTAATCCATTTTAGTATCCTGCTATGGGGTCTAAAAACTCAAAGTCGTCTTCTTCATAATCGTAGAAGTACGACACCTTAGCTAACTGGTCAATGTACGCAAGTGCATCCACCAAGTCATCATGAACTAAAGCGTTGGGAAACTGAAAGAGTTCATCCAAGAAAGTTGCATTCCATTCGCCCTTGTTCAATGTAATCTGACCATGTTCAAAACGTCCTTGCAACGCCCAAACAACTCTGTCAGTTTTTTTCTTGTTGCCGTGTGTAAGCTCCTCCACACGAAAGAACCTCTGAGAGGACTTCATGATGTCCGTAAGGTAAGGTAGTACCGCATTCTTTAACGCTCCTTTTTCGATACCAACCGCGACTGGTTGATAACGATTCACAGCGTCGAATATTTTCTTGGCGGTTTTCTTGATATCCCATCGACCATGTATAATATCCGCTACCCACCATCCATCCTCATTGGCTTTTACAATTGCAATCGCTGTTTGGTCTAATTTTTTATTTTTAGATTTAGTTGCTGATTCAACATTTGCAAAGCCTGCAAGGTCAACTGCAATGTAGTAATCACCATGCTCAGGCTCTTCATCATCAAACTGCACCCAGTCTTCTTTAAATATTTCAGAACCGGATGCTTCAAATGATGCAAGAAACTCTTGTCTGAATGCATAGCTTGACATTGACTTTTTAGCCGTATCAATTTCGTCAGGGTCAAGAAGTGGATTGTCATAAGATGTGAAGTGCCATGCCTTATAGCTATCATCATCTTCAATTTCAGCATAGCGATACAATTCATAAAAATGATTTCGTCCCATTGGCGTACCAATAAACATGGCATCACCTTTTTGGTCAGCAAGTGCAGGGCGTAAAATCTGTTCCCACACAGACGGCTTCATATCCGCATATTCGTCCATAACAAGGAACTTTAGGGATACGCCTCGCATTGTCTCAGGACGGTCAGCACCTTTTAGTGAAATCGTACAGCCGTTAATGAGAGTAATTTGCAAGTTGTTAATATGTGATGACTTGATTACAGGATTACCAAGATCTAGCAAAGTAGACCACATAATATCACGGGCCTGACCCTGAGTAGGCGCAACATAAAACACATGACCGCGTTCGGTCTGCAATCCGTTAATGATAAGTAACCACGCCGCTAGTCTAGATTTACCAGTACGCCGCCCTGCGGCAACAATCTTGAAACGAGTATTATTCCCGAATACATCTTGTTGCCAAGGTAATAGTTCTACTTTAAGATCTGTCAAAAAAGACCTCGTAAGAAAACAGGACGACCCATTAACTCATCCTCCTGCACTTCCGGTTCAGGTTGAACAGGCGTTTCCTGTGCAGGAGGTAAATCAAAATCCAATGTGCCGGGTTCCTCTTGCACCTCTGGAAAC